ATCCTTGAGCATGTTCGCTATGCTGTCTCGCGGGCCTAACTCGCGGATCAAGTGAAACGCAATTGGCTTGATCTCTTTACGCGCCTTCGCTGCCAGCTTTTGCTCTGCGTAGCGTCGCCTTGCGGCCTCTGCCGTGTCGCCGTTCTGAAGCGCGATAATCTCGGCCTCACGCTGAACAAAACGAGCGTTATCAGAATCTGAGCGCCTGGTGATGTAGGCTCTTTGCGGTTTAATGACGTGACTCATCCTACTGCCCCCCTACGTTCCTTCATGTTCATGCTGCGTCCTCCATTTCACAAACACGCTTGCGAGCCAGATTGATCAGATCGTCGCCATTAGCGACGCGGACTATCTCGTCGTTTTCATCCCATAGCTGGACGCCAACGCATTTGAGCCGCCCGTTTACGAGCGCATGAGCATAATCGCCACTGTCGTGATATGCGTTATACCATGCGCCGCCGCGATATTTTGGCTGTCGATAATGAGACGTGAAATCACAACCTTCCAACAAGTCCAGAACATGCAAAGCACGCTTTTCGCGTGACCATTTGGCCACCTCTGCGCGGCCTGCTTCCAGCCGATCGAGAACTTTGCTAAGTCGATCCTGTAGCGTCTCAATCGTGTACGGATGCTCAAGCGAGTCGTACTTAAAGCCGCTGACCTGATAGCCACGATAGCTCAAATGCCAAGTCGGCAGGCCCAGCATATCGCGACGCCTGCCTTTCCGCAGGAACACCTCGACATTGTTTTTCCGGCAGCGCTCGGCAAGTTCCGGGAAGCGCTCCTCAAACATGTGATGAATGCGAAATTCTTTGTTCATGCTGCCGCCTCGTGTTGATTGGCTGCACGGTACTGTTCAGGGACTGACCAGCTTGGACCCGCAAGCGTGATAATCGCCTTTTCGCGGTGAACGTGCCGACTCTCGCGGTGTATGCCCTTGCGGCGTCTCTCGACGTGATAAATGCCGCCTATGCTTATGCTTGGCGCGTTTGGGAAAGCCTCACTGACCTGAACCAGAACATGCGATGCAGGGACGCCCTTGGACCGAAGCTTGCAGATAAAATCTTGCATCTCTTGGGGAAACTTAGACCACTTCATGAGGCAATCCCCCACCCGTGACCGCTGACGAAAGTAAACGCACTTTCCGGCATGTCCGCCAAAACCATGTTCTCGAAGCGTTCTTTTTTCCACAAGGGCTCAAAATTATGCTTTTGCTTAGGCGGCTTGCCGTCATGGCCGTGTGCGCGCCGAAGCCCGTAAAGAACTGTCGTATGGTCTTTCAGGTGCAGTGCCTTTGCAATCTGGGGCATCGAATAACGCCCGGTCGCGTGAAGATAAGCCATTGCGAACCAGCGAGGGTGAGTGTGCGTGACGGCTTTCGTTTTTGCCCGCAGCGTCTGAACCGTAATCAAGCGCTCGAACTCAATGCTCGCCCATTTGGCGGCTTTCTCTAGTGTTTTTGCGTAAGTGCTCATGCCCCTTGTCCTTTCTCGTTTTCAATGGCTTCTTTCAGAATCTTGATGCGGGTCTTGATGCGCTTCGAATGCTCATCAACTTTCGCCAGAAACACGCCTAGGCTTGGCGCAAAGTCCCGCTCTTCTCGGATTGTCTTTTCGTAAGCGTAGAAAACGCTTGCCAATGGCTGCTCAATGAGAACACGGAGCCAGTCTTGCGCGACAGATTTGCCTGCTTTCGCGGTAGCTGGGTAAAGCGCAAACATGCGATCAAGCAACGCGCTTACCTGTGCTGCCGCTCCAGGTGAGTTCAGAGCCGTCAGCGTCGATAAGTGTTGCTTGGCTTCCGGCATCGGAATGACGAGCTTGTGTGTCCGCCGCGTGAAATTCTTGCCCGTCTCGTCCCGGTATTGATCCATAGTCAAACTCGTGAGCGACTTCTGCAAAGATTGCAGAGCGCTCCGCATGTCTGTCAGCGCGGGCGCTTGGCTTGCGTTCTGACTTCCACTTGACGGCATTACCGCACCATGTTCGCCAGCTTGCGGCCCAGTCTTTTGAGACGGTTCCTTTGGCAAGGTGGTGATTACGGAACTGATCGGCTTCATGGTTAACCTCCTGCGGGTTCAGGCCGCGCTTGCTGGCATGGGCATAGTCCGTAGGCGTGGGAGCCCATGTCTCAGCGATGCGAGATCCACGCTTGGTGACTTTTCGGGTTTTGACTTTCGGGGGTTGGGGCGCTTCGCCCCCAAGAGATTGTTCGTTAGAACAATCTTCTGTCTTCTGTATTCTTTCGCGAGATGTAGAGCTTGGTTTTGTTTCTTCGCTGTTTTTGTAAGGCTTTTTCCTATTTTCGGCCTGTTTATCTCGATATTTTCTCGTTTCTTCGAGGAGATAATCTGCTCTTTTATTCGAGATAATGCCGTTTTCAGTGAACAGCTTGGCCTCAGAAATGAGGTAATCTTTGATGCTGTTCCACTTCCTGACAGAGCACCCTAACTGCCCTGCAATGTAACGTGGATCGTCTGGAAGCTTGCCGCCTCGCGAAAAGATCAGGTCCAGGACAATTCCATAAGCGCCCTTCTGCTCAAGGGTCATGCCTACGGTGCCGTCAAGGAAGTCGCGCGGGAAGCGCTTATAATAAGGCAGAGTCATTTCACACCCGCCTTGCGCTGTTCACGGCGCTTCAGGTCAGCATTGAAGGCTTCAAGCACTTCTTGTTCTTTCTTCTGAGAAAGAGCGCGCAAATCCTTAGACTTGCGAAGGGCTCGCAATAGCTTTTCAGGTCTCATTTCTTGCGCCCCTGTTTGCAGGTTGATTGATTGTCTGGATTTGAGAGCGCGCGTTCGTGAGCCTCAGAAGGGTTCACACCTGACTTGATCAGGTCTCGGCGTTCTTGGTGCCCGCGTGCGTTTAACGTCTTCATGCCGCCACCTCGCGAAGGGCAACGGAATTGACGTGATAGATTTGCTGGCGGCAGCCTGTATCCTCTAGCCGCTCGCCTTCGACGTACAGCTTGCCCTCATCAACAAGGTCTTTGAGGCGACCACATGCGGCCTTCTCAGTGATGCCTGTTATCTTGAGGACTTGATTGCGTGTTGCGCCCTGCCCGCCCATCCAGGCGACAGCGCCAAGCACTTGAAGCTTCTGAGGGCCTGTCTTGTCAGCAACAGCTTCAGCGCCCGCCCGGCTCGTGCTGCTTGATTTCTGGAATGGTGCGCTATCGGTAGGCGGTTCAGCGCGGTTCGGATCTGCAATAGGGTGAGCGGCGTGGTGGTCGCAGACTGAATAGCAATTGCCGCCGAAGGTTATGTCTTGCGTTGAAGCAATCCACTTGCGCTCAAAGGCGCACATGTCGCACGATGGTTTAGTTGGTGCCCCGGACATTTTTAAGCCGCCTCAAACAATGAAGCCGCGCCTTGTTGCTCAGCGTCTCGCAAATTCTTGCAGGCCGTTTTGAAGTAACCAGCCTTAAGCTCCGCGCCGATGAATTTGCGTCCCGCTCGCAAAGCCTCAAAGCCTTCCGAGCCGATGCCGGTAAATGGCGACAAAACAACATCACCAGGATTAGACCACATGCGAATGCATCGCTCGATTAAATCAAGCTGCAGCGGGCATATATGTTTTTCATCTTCTGGATCTCGACCGTCGCGATAATTGTTCAATACCTTGGTCTGGTTTATGTCCATCCAAACCGGCGAGGCCCATTGCTGCCATTGATCGACCGGAAATTTTGACTTGTCCTTACCGACTGGCTCGGACAGGCTCTCGTCACCAACGTCCTTGCGAAACACGAGCAAGTAGTCTGGCATACCCATGCGCGAGCGAGTGCTATCCTTGCACAGTTGCTTATAGAGGAGGCCCAACGCTTTCGTGCGCTGCATCTCTACCACAGGATCCTTCCAAATCGTGACGCGGCTGTGATACGTCCAGCCCGCAGCCTCGTGCGCTTGGCGCAAATCCGCTGGAAAGTCATAAAGCCCTACATGCCCATGCACTGATTTCGTGCGCGGCAAATCCGTGCAATGGACAACGCAAATGCGCCCTGGCTTGGTGAGCCTGAAAAGCTCACTTGCAACATGACGATAACACTCCAAAAAGTGCGCCTCATCATTGCAATTGCCCATGTCGCGCTCACTCTCGGAATAGATGAAAAGCTGCGCAAACGGCGGCGAGAAAATCGACATGCCGATGCTTTCGTCCGGCAATTGGCGCATCACCTCGACGCAATCGCCATTAAAAAGCGTCCAATTGTCACCGGATGCGTGGTCTAAACATTCAATCATTATGCTGCTCCCAACCACGCAGGCAGCGCGGCTTGTTTTGATGGTTGATAAGGAATTGAAGTCTCGTGATCCTGACTGGCTCGCCGCATGGCAGCCATCATTTGAGACTTCATCGTTTCGTGATCGCCGCGCTTCCGGCTGATCGCGTCATAAATCGCGCGCTCAGTGTCAGCCATGACGATATGACAATCTACTTCACGAGACTGGCCAAACCGCCAGCAGCGACGTATTGCTTGATAATAGCTTTCGTAAGAAAACGAGAGGCCGACAAATCCGATGCGTGCGCAGTGCTGCCAATTTAGGCCAAAACCAGCAATTGAAGGCTTAGTAATGATGCCGCCAACATGGCCTGCAGAGAACGCAACAAGGCGATCTTCTTTGTCTTTTGGCTTGTGCGATCCGCGCACGTCCGCAAAATCGGGAAAACGCTTTACAAGCGCGTCAGCCTCGTAATCAGTATCACACCAAATCACCCACGGTTCTGACTGTTCACGCGCAACAATGTCTGCGAGCATATCGGCCCGGTCATTAACCGTCCGGCGTTTTTCGTCGTGAATAGACGTCGCCGACATATCCGGGATACGAAACAAAAGCCCTCCGGTATCTTCTGACGTATCCGCTTCAACAATATGTCGATGCTGATTTAGCGGCTTGAGCGCATATCCGTCATCGCTAAACCCGAGATCAGAAGGCTTCACAACCATGCGCGCCCAT